AGTTTTCGCTATGCATCCCTGAGTAGAGAAATTTATTGAATTATATTTAGTTTTTCAATGGACTTAGATTACTTATATTCCTTTAAAGAGTATATGTCGTTTTTGTTCGAGAGATTACTTATGATTTGATTGTTCTTTATTTGGAGGTGTTTTAGTTGAAACTACATCCTTTTCGACGCTGGCCGCGTAACGGCCACCCCCACATATCAATGTTTATTCATTTTCACCCTTGTGACTTTGTCCGAGACAAAATGTCTCTTCATATATATCGTAAACTCCTTAATTTCCAATATGAGTTATAAAATCATGCTATGCCCGAGAAACATAGTTGAGCTCATGAAATTTTGGTTTATCATTTCGCCCATAGGATAGGTATTTACCTAGGGATCCTTTGCCTGGCTGTAAGGCATAAAAGATTTCTCCCCTTCTCGGCTGTATTGTCTTTAACCCGAGTCGTATTTTAGACAGCTACATCTTTATTTCCCAAGAGTTCATCAATTACAACTGATGGACACATTACCCGGAAAGACGAACGTGCTCCCCATGAAGATAATGGTGTGATTGGTCCTATAAGACCTTCTCTCCCTTTGTCAGCTTCTGTAGGAGAGAATTACATGGACCCGAAATCGATCTTTGCATCACCCATTCGGATTGCTTCATATGAACTTTCAACCGCAACAGCTCAAGGAGCTATGTTCTTTAAATTTGCTGTGCCCGAAGTCTTTGCTTCTTTGGATACTTTTCATAAGACTATGCTTAGTACATATGTCTTTTTCAAGCCTTTCGAAACAACCTTCACTATCGATTGCAATGCTACACCCCAACATTCTGGCATTGTGCGTTTATGGTATGACCCTCGTGGTCGATTTATCGATGGTGATACTCCACCTGCTGCTGGCTCTTATGCCGGATCACCTTTACCAATGCGTTCAAATATTTGGACAACTTCTGGACAACCTCATGTGGATTTACAAGTTGCTGACTCTGAACCTGCTTCACTCACAATTCCCTTCGAACATATGCAAAATTGCCTGTCTACAAACTCTGATGATCCTGTTACTACTATGGGAGTTGTCAGATGCATGGTTATTGCTCCCCTTCAAGCTACCCCTACTTCGTCCTCTGTGATTACCTTTCAGATGTGGATGAGTTTCAGTAATATTGATCTCGCTGTACCAATTTGGCCCCATACCCCCCGAATTCCTAGTTTAATCCGAGCTGAGGTTCAGTCTCAAATGGTGCAACAAGGTGCACAAATCATGCAACAAATTCCCCAACAAATATCCCAAATTCCCCAACAATTGACCCAAATGGTTCCCCAAATGCCGAGTGCTCCCCCTCCCGCCCCTAAATCTTGGTGGGAGAAAGGATTGGGTTTACTATCAGGAGTTGCCGGTACTGTTTTTAATGGTATGACTGGTAATTGGAGTGGTGCTATCTCCTCTGGAGTTGGTACTATTTCAGAGCTTTTAATGGATAAGCCTAATGACCCGATGCGCGCTGTTAACAACATGCTGTATCCTGTTGGACCACTAGCTCATACTCAAGGAGTAGGAACACATGTGCGTTTGGATGCTTCCCCTATGGGTGGGCAAACAGACAACGACTTTTCCATGATGGACCCGATAGAACAGAAGTTAGGAAGTATAGCCAAAATTCCAATGCTGGCTTACAAATTTGACTGGTCTTCAGAACAAGCACCAGATACTGTTTTAATGAGGATTCCTGTCGCACCTGGATTGTGCGCATATGAGTCTCTCGCTGGAAACGTGATCGCCTCCGATGGAGTTACTACTGTGAATGCAAATTATATTAATTTGTTTCCAACTTTCTTGTATAAGGTGGCTTCTATGTTTAGGTTTTGGTCAGGTACTATTAAGTACCATTTCCAATTTGCAATGACTGGTATTCATACTGGTAAATTGCTTGTAACATTTGTACCTAACAATTATTCACCTACTGGACAAACGTTTGCTCAAACAACAAATGCAAATAGTGCTATATTTGATGTTGCTGGTCAGAAGGATTTTGATTTTGCGCCTGAGTGGGTATCAACCATACCTAGAAAATCATTTTATGATTGGTCTTCCACTCCTTATGCTCTAGTTGATGATAGATATTTAACAGGATGGCTCGAAGTGCGTGTAGCTACTAGACTCACTTTGACTAATGCTGTTTCTACCTCTATCCCAGCTTTTGTATATATTTCTGCAGGAGATGATTTCTTCTGTGAGTCGCTTATGAGAGACCCTTGGTTATTGCCTTCAGGCTTTATACCATATACAACCACAGTTGCCCCAATTAGAGCAGAAGTCCAGTCCGATGTTGAAGAAAAGAAACAACGCTCCCCGAATGATGAAATTAGACACCTTTTGAGAAAGAATAATAACTTGTGCCAAGGAATTATAGCAAACAATGATAAAATCAAGAAATTGCTTTTAGTTACTGCCGAAGTGCAATCGGAAACTGCGCCTGCTGAAGATCAAGCTGAACATCAGATTGAGAAAGAGACAGATAGAGTGAATAATACTGAAGCTGTTTTGCCCCAACAAATGACAAATGTTGCTGTCGGGGACATTCGAGATTGCATGCGACGTGCCAATTACTTGGGAGTAATTGATGTTGTGTTGAGGAAAGTGATACCCCAGGACGCATTTTACCAGGGATTCCAAAGAATAAATGTAAATCCATCTTATTGTTTGGGATCCGCGGTAGATGTGCCCAATTTTGGACCTCCGCGTGCTGTGTTTCCAGGTAATCCTAACCCAAGTCAAGACTTTTGTGCCAATATTTCCAATATGTATACCTTTTGGTCAGGAACTATTGATTACACCTTTGTACCATACTTTGTGAAAAAGATGAACTTGCACATGAAAGCTACATTTTACCCTGTAGGAACTGACGATGTCGATCACTCTGTGTTGCCTGGCATTTATCCTATGAATAAAGGATTTTTATCATCTATGGCTTCGCATCTTACCACCATTGATCAACAGAATTGTTTGCAAGTGTCGTGCCCTTTTACTTCCAATTATACTCAGCTGGATTTAAATTCTGCTCCAGCTTCAGAGCTCTCGTGTTCTGGATTGTTAATGTTGGAAATATCTACTATAGATATAAATGGGCTCCCGACGGTTGAAATTGATGAAGTTTCGTATCCCTATGTGCCTGTGGAATTGTACAGGACTTTGGGAGATGATGGAAGATTGTCGTGGTTAGTTGCTCCAGGATCTGAACAGATTCTGATGTCTCTACCTGAATAGAGAAAGACAGTTGAAACCTGAATAAGGTAAATTTGTGCTTGGCGAGCACATACTCTCCATTGTGGGAAAGTTAGCCCTTGTAACTTGGAATGTTACTTGATCAAATTGTTTCCAACCGTGCCTCGAAGTTTAATTACTGCTGAGGAAGATGTGTATTCGGTGTCACAAACCGCTCTCAATGAAATCATTAATGACCTACGGAGAAAGCTGGACTGCCCGAGTATCAAACATGCGTCGGACGTTTTCTGGGACCACTGGCTGATAGAGCCTTTCAAACTCTATCGAAGGTATACTTTGATTACTGAAGAGGAGTGTTTCCTAGTGCTACTTGTAGTCTGGAGGCTCGGTCTTGATGGTGCTACTAGTGATAAGCCGTGTAGTATCAGTGTTCTTACCTTCGAGCAGGGCAATCTAACTATATCCCTAAAAAGATGAAGGATGTGACTATTCACTCCCGTTAGTAAGCTTTGAAGGCCCTCTACTTGCCTATTACCTATCCCTTTATAGTGGTGTGGAAATAGTGTGAGATCAATGTGTTGACGTGAAATGCCCTCATTATATATTCAAAACATAAACTCAAGAGCTCAGACAGCTTCTATTGAAACAGAAGTTGCCATCACAAGAGAGCGCTATCGAAAACAGCGTTCTTCAAAAACTCAGGTGCCGTCCTCAATTAAGGCAGCACTACAAAAACAACAGGCGCGCATTGAGCGTGCCATTCAACAACAGGTTAACATCGAGAAGAATCGAAGGAGGCGTGCAGCTATGGCTAAGCATGCTAATGAATTCGATGAGTTTCTCCAGCCAGCTGAGGTTCAAGGCCTCACAGATTGGCTTCCGTCTGAGGCTTTTAGAGCCGTTGGAAGTGTCGTTACAACCCCAGTAAATAATATTGGGAGAATTGTCGATGCTTTGGATCGTGGAGCGAGTGCTGCTGAATCGATAGCCAATACTGCGCATAATACAGTAGATGGCATCTCTTCTTTCTTTGATGTGAATAAGACCAAACTGATGTCCCAGATAGCTTTAGCTGTTGGAACTGTGGCGATTGCGCCCAAGTTTTCCATCGTGATTTTAGAGATCTTGAAGATTTTGGTTGGGTATACCACTGTTTTTGACAACATTACAGACACATTTCAAAGATTGTGGCCCTGTCTTCAAAACATGCTTTCGTGGGCTCTGGGAAAGGCCAGACCTCAAGGTTCAATAGATGCTGGGTCGGTCGTTGAGGCTGAGGTGCAGTCGGAATTTATGGACTATGTTCCAGATAAAAAGTTCTTGGCTACTTCCGCCGCTTTGGCTGCCGGAGCAGGCACCCTGCTGGGTGCTTCCCTTTTGACCGGAACCACGAGTACTGCCAAAGATATGGCGTACAAAGCGTACCAACGCGCAGCTTCCAACTTAGCTGCCAAGAAAGCAGAGGCTTCAATTGAAGGTTTTATGGACAGTATAATCCTCTTTATAAAGAAGGGTTTTATGGCTTTGTTCCCTAAGGGAACTTTTTGTGATTTTGTTGAGGAGTGGCTTCACAATGAAAAGATAGATGTGAAGGCCTTTGTGACGAGGTGCAACAGGATTTTGGATCCTGTGAGAAGAAACCAGATTTTGTACTCGAAAGAAACGGGTGCTGAGCTGAATACTTTATGTGTTCAGGCCATGCAGATCGAAGATCAGATCATGATTCAGCCGGAGTTTGCTAAGACACAACAGATGGTTGTGATTCGGAAGTGCATTAAGGATATTTTGTCCTTTGCTCTTATATATCAAAATTCACACGTTCAAGAGACGAGACATACCCCGTTTAGCATCATGCTATTTTCCAAACCTGGTGTCGGCAAATCAGTGATTACCGACTGTTTTATCAAGACGCTGTCTGACCCAAGAAATGGGTGTAAGATGCCTTTTGATCAGGAGAATCTTGTGTATTCAAGGTCTTCTTCGGATGCCTATTATTCCAATTATAGGCAACAGTCTTGGTTTTCGTGCGATGATTGGGCTCAATCAAAGCAAACTACCCCAACACAATCGGAGTATCGAGATTATATCTCGATGATATCTGCGACACCTTGGTCTCCTCCCCAGGCTTCATTGGCTGATAAAGGAATGCCCTTTACCTCTCTGGCTTGTATAGCCACAACCAACAATCCTTATCCATGTCCTACAGAGATAGTAGAGCCCACTGCATTACATCGCAGGAGAGCTGCTCTCATTGAAGTGGTTTTGGCCAATCCTTCCGCTCCATTGGAAGATGTTAAAGGCCGTTATGCTTTCATTTTACATGATCGCATGACACAAAAACCCTTGCACTCGGACTCTTTGTCCTTCAATCAGGTATGTAAATACCTAGTGCAGAAGATGAATCTCTGGTATGAGAAGAATTGTGAAATTGTGGCAATAGGAGCCATGGAGGTAGAGGACGAGCCCCTGCCTTTGATTCAAGATCATACTAACCAGCTTGGAACTGTTGGCTTTACTGTCCCGCAGATTCAAAACAAGTTTCCTGGTGCTGGGTCCACCATAGGTAAAACATCCTCTGGATGTAATCCTGTAATGATACCCGCTTCTGTTCAATCAGATGTTCACGAAGGACCGATATTGCCACACCCTCAATGCCCTTTCATCGCTGATGAAGGTCGTCAACTTAACTATGGAGACGAGATTCGAGCGCGAACTCGTTTTGTTTGTAGTGAAGCAGACCACATCCTTTTCAATTACAACGCCGATCTTCAGTTTTATGGACAATGTGTACTTGCTACCCTGGCCCAGAATCCTGAGAAGTATCCTGCTGCGAAGAGGTGTAAATGTTGTGGAGCTTTTAGTTGCGACCAAGACCTGCCCGAAAGAGCTTTGTGTTGTGTTTACCACCCTAGTCCAGAAATTTCCCACTGGAACGAAGTTAATTATATCAACTTCTGGCAAGCGATTATAGAGAAAAACGCTATCGCCACGCGTGATGCCGAACTCGGTGTTATCGGGAAATCTTGGTACAGATGGTGCCATGAGAGAAAAGTACTATATAGAATCTTTCAAGAAGGAACTATAGAGTACAGAATGGATTGTGTGCTGGAAGAGAAGGCAGATGATGAAGAGGTTTACCAACTGTTTGAGGAACTGTTCTATCAAGAGTACAATGTGTACTGTGGTGAGAATGTGCGTGAATCGATGAAGATTTACTTCAACTGGATGTTGGAACCTCCCTCCCCCCCGGTAGAAGTTGTTTTCGACGAAGAGATGGAAATTGTTGAGCCACAAGTGGTGCACGATGAGTGGTCGTGGACAGATGCCAGTGATGAAGAGAACGGATTTGCTGAAGTCCAAGGAGGCTCGAGTGATTATGTCGGAGGAAGACGAAATTTTGATGGATCAGTGGACGTTAACTTTTATGATGCCGTCACTGAGAATGCTCTCGAAAGCGCTCGTGAAGAAGATGAAGCTGTTGCTACCGAACGTTTCTTCACAAGTGATACCATCAGAACAGGAGCCAAATGGACCTTGAAAGCCATTTTGACTGTAAGTACTATCTTTCTTACTTACAAGAGTTTGGAGTTTGTACGAAATTACTTCAAGATTGGACAAACAAAACAGAAAGTTGTCGGAACCGTTGAACTCCCAAACGGTCTGATAGAACAAATTGTGGAAAAATACCCCCCAAGTTATAGGCAGATCCTTGGATCAGTGATTCAAGCTGCTATTATCGGCGTTTCGTCTGGACGTCTTTCAGCTATTTATGAGTTGGAAGGTTCAGCCGGAGCTTATGGCGAAGCCGGTACGATTAAAGCGATCAGAAGACAGAACGTTAAGTTCTTTAACAACGTGCGAAAGGCAGCAGCCGAGGCAGCGATTGCAGGAGGGGTTGAGCCCTGGCACCAAGATAGTGCCAAACAAGTGGCAGAGCTTCAGGGCTGCTCTGACCTTAACGGACTAGAGTTTATTAATAACAAATTCGGACCAAAGTGCCTGATTTCCCTAATTAGGGATGGCACTGCTGGAGAAGACCATAGATCCAGCAAAATCAAAGGGGTAGGCCTTGTGGGGCGCTTAATTGCGTTTCCTTGGCATTTTGTACCCCAGGTACCCACTGTACTTGAAACGACCGTGAAAACCGTGCAGCGCACACATCTTGTGAGCATTGATTACACCAAAGCTGTGCGAGTTACAAACGGAACGGAGGAATTGGATCTTGCCTTAATTGAGCTGGACAACTCCGTCGAGTCGTTCCCTGATATCTTACATCACTTTGTCAGAGAGAGCGAGCTGAAGAAGCTTGAGCGTTTTAAGAGTATGTTGGTGAAACACCAGACTGAAGCTGGTGGGTACTATACTTCTTCAAATTACATCGATACAACAAGCATTACCTCCACAGAGGATTGGCATACTGGATTTGGTTATACCTACGGGAATGAACACACAGGCCACTATACTCTGCTGAAGGGATTTGAGTACAAAGTCCCAACTCAAAAGGGAGACTGTGGTGCCATGCTCGTAGCCTTGGATGCTTCCCTCACAGGTCGCATCTGTGGATTTCACGTGGCAGGAATCAGTTCCCAGGAGAAAGGGTTGTCCTCACCGATTACCTTTGAGGTGCTTGAAAACAATATCAAACAACATTACCCAAAACTCGTTCGCGGGGCCCAATCTGGTCCCACACATGCAGAGATTATGAGCTTGTCCCCAGAGGAGGCACTCGATAAGGCTACCATTATACCAGGTGGCGAGATCGAACTCCATGGAGTGATGCTTCCTTCTCTTGCTCAGAGATTTCCAACTAAGGTTGACATCATACCGACTCCAGTGGCAGGGAAGATTTTTCCAGTGACTAAAGGACCGGCTGTGCTTTCCGGAAAAGACCCCCGAATCGACTACACCCAGACACCCGAGGACTACACCAGTCCCATGGCAGAAGGCTTCAAGAAATACGAAGTTCCAGTAAAACCTTTCCCAGCTGATCACGTGCAACTTGCATGTGATTTGCTGAGAGAGAAACTTATGGCTCATCGGATTAAAAAGAATTTGCTTTCGGAACACGAGATGATAAACGGCTCGCCCTCTATAGGGCTTGTCGGGACAGATATGTCCACTTCACCTGGTGCTCCCTGGAAGAACATGCGCCCGCAAGGATCCAAAGGCAAACATTTCCTTTTCACTCAAGATGAGGAAGGTTTGTACCATTGGGACTTTGAACGCACTGTGGTTGGAGGAGAGAACCCCGCCACACATGTTCGAAATGCCATGCTTGAGTGGGAGCGTTGTGCCAGACTTGGCCAAGACGTTCCCTTTGCTTACAACTACGAAAACCTGAAACAGGAAACCGTGTCGCAGAACAAGATCAAGACAGGAAAAACTCGATTGTTTAGCTGTGCTCCTCTCCATCTGAATCTTTTGTACAGAAAGTACTTTGGTTCTTTCATTGCTCTTATGAATAGTAATGCCGCCAAACTCCCAAGCGCCATAGGTATAAACCCTACTGGTGGCGATTGGACTTTCCTAGCTAACAGGCTTCGCTCGCAAGGCGATTGCATGATAGCTGGGGATTATCAGAAGTGGGACGGTAGACTCAACGGAGCCGTGATGGGAAAAGTCGTGGAACAGGTCATCAACCCGATGTACCAGAAACTTTCCGACTGGACTCACGAGGATGATGTGGTCAGAATGAGATTGGTTGAATATGCGATTCACACCTTTACGTGTGTCGGAAACTCCCTTGCCCAAAAACATCAGGGCATGCCGAGTGGGCTTCCCATTACAGGGGACCTCAATTCTCCGTGCAATGTGGTTTACCTCATTTGCAGTTTCATCGAATGCCTCGAAAAACACCAGAGGTGTGATAACTGCAGAGAGGTGAAGATCACAGATTTCTTTAAGAACAATGAAGTCACAGTTTACGGAGACGACCACGTAGTAAGTGTCGGACCTGAGTGCCGTTGCTTCTACAACTTCAACAAAGTCCGGGACGTCTTTTCGTCCCATAACATCGGATACACCGATGCTCGAAAGAGAGGAGGTGTATGTCCTGACTTTGAAAAATTGGAAGAGGTGAGCTACCTTAAAAGAGGATTCGTCAAGGAGGGCGCTTTGTATAAAGCCCCCCTTGAAATGGACTCTGTTCTTGAACAGATCAATTGGATGAAGGATAAGCTCCCCCCTGTTGAGGCGACACTTGTGAATGCGCAAACAATCATGCGGGAAATGGTTCAGCACGGCAGTGCAGCGTACAATGAGACGAGAGACCGGATCAATATAGGCCTACGAGCCCTCCAAGATGAAGTTCTGGAGACAAGTTCGGATAGTTTTGAGGTCCCTATCTTTTCTTACGCTTTAGACAACCAGAAGTGGCGAGACGAGTGTGTTTAGAATACTAGAACTTACTTTTATCAACTATAGGATGTGAAATCGTAGGGAATTGCTTTTGAGGCGTCCCTATAAGATCGCTATAGCCCCTCCTGATGTTACAGACTCCTTTTGGCTTTGGACTCTGTTACAAGTGCTTTGAATGTTTGAATTGTTCAAAGTGCCTTAAAGTTGTTTTCTTGCAGTTGTACCCTGGA